GGCTAAACATGGGTAAAGGCTCAACAAGTAGGCCGTTTTCGGTAACAAATGAAGAATACTCAAATAGATGGGATGCCATTTTCGGCAGAGATAATGAGAAAAAAAGTCAAGAGAACGCATTGGAATCTGGTGAATCCGATTGCTCATGCCTTGGTGGGCGCAGCGATAACGCAGAGAGAAAAACTGGACAAGCTGAGACTTCTTGAGTATTCCGCACTAGATGCTATGACAAAAGGTGCTGGTACAGTTGCTGACTGGCGAAGTCTTGTTGATGTGCTTAATCTAGCAGAGTGCATGGGACGAGGCGGGGTAGGGCCTGAAGTGCTACCAATCTGTGAGAAAGCACAAGAGAGCCTACACAAAGCAGCGATGCGTTACCAAGAGACTATGCAAATGGGTTTAGATGGTGTTGGCATCAAAGCCATCAGAGATTTGATTGAGTATGCTGATTTACAGCAGTCCAGTATCTCAAGAAGTGAGTTTGAGAGATACATTCAGAAAACAAAAGACTACATTCGTTCACATGGTAATAAGGTGGTAGAGATTGAATAAAGTACAAATTGGTAACGCAATGCTTTACTTAGGCGATTGCATGGACATTTTGCCTACGCTTGATAAGGTTGATGCGGTTATTACTGACCCCCCTTATGGTATGAAATTAGATGCTGATTTTTCAAAAATGAATAACAGCAATGGTTTTAAAGGAAAGGGTGTTGGTAATGAATATGAAAACATCATTGGTGACGATGATGATTTTGACCCAACGCCTTTTTTATTAGGTAAAAGCCAAGTTTTTTTTGGTGCAGATTATTTTTTTAATAAGTTACCTATTGGTGGGTCTTGGTCAATATGGGACAAAAGAACAGATGCAAGCGCAGATAAAGCATTTGGAAGTTGTTTTGAGGTAGTTTGGTTTTATCCAAGTAGAAAAAAAGATTTTTTACGGCATCGGTGGTATGGTCTTTTTGGTACTGAAAGGGAAGATGTAAAACAACGAGTTCACCCAACACAAAAGCCAATTGAAGTTATGCAATGGGCTATTGAGAATTGCAAAGGAAATCCGCAATCTATACTTGACCCATTTATGGGTAGCGGAACAACAGGGGTAGCCGCCATTAAAATGGGCAGAAAATTTATTGGCATAGAGCGAGAGCCTAAATACTTTGAGATTGCCTGTAAACGCATAGAGCAAGCGGTAACCCAACCACAACTATTTGAGCCAGAGCCGACTAAACAGACCCAAAAGGATATGTTTTGAATAACAACCCAACCAAGCGTGAGAGGTTGCACTTAGCAAGGATAAAAGAGATGCCTTGTGGGGTTTGTGGTCAGTCAGGCCCATCAGATGCTCATCACATTAAACAACATCACCAGTACCTTTGTATCCCACTATGTAGGGACTGTCACCAAGGCTATAATGGCATACATGGCACTAAAGCGTTGTGGCGAGTTAGAAAACTTGATGAGCTTATGGTGCTTAATGAAACAATAAGGAGTCTTATAGGTGGCTAAAAAAAATGAACTTGGGAATACTTTTGGAAGTCTAACTGTAATTTCAGAACAAGGATGCAATAGTTCTGGTCAAACAGTTTGGTTGTGTAAATGTGATTGTGGAGTTGTTAAATCTGTAGATGGCTCTAGCTTGCGTCTTGGAAGAGTGAAAAGTTGTGGATGTAAGTCTCCAAGATTTACATCTGAAAGAATGTCAACCCATGGACTATCAAGAACAAGGACATACAGAATTTGGCATGGTATGGGCATGAGATGTAGTCCTAAAGCCAATGGAGCTGCAAGAAAAAATTATTTTGAAAAAGGTATCAGAGTTTGCCAAAGATGGGAAAGTTTTGAAAACTTTTATTTTGATATGGGTGAATGTCCTGAAGGATACACACTTGGTAGGATTGATGGAAGTAAAGGCTATGAGCCAAGTAATTGCAGATATGAAACTTATAAACAACAAGCAAATAACACATCTAAAAATAGAAAAATTACTTATAAAGATTTAACTTTAAATATTGGCGAATGGGCAGATATGCTTGGTATTAAACAAAATACACTGGTTTATCGATTTAGAAGAAATTGGCCTGTTGAAAAAGCACTTGCAAAACTTATTGGATAGAGTAGAGTGGTAACACCAAGTTGCCATTTGGTCTTTGAGGGTCTTGTACCCTCATTTTTTTCGTGAGATAATGGTACAAACTCCATGAGGATTGCCATGACTGGCTTATTAGCACCTGCTGTACAGATTGAAATTGAGATTAAAAGCCAAGAGGAAGGTGAATCCTGTCCTGTGGCTACTGGTGACACAGAAGTAAATCTTAAAAACCGCCAGAAAGCGATTGATAAGTCTAATTACGGCCCTCTCAACCCCAATGAGCCAAGCATGGACTACTGGCGTGAAATCTCTAAGATTTGGCGCATTTCCCCTGCACAAGCCAAGAAATCCACTTGCGGTAACTGCGCTGCTTTCATTCAGACTTCTAAGATGCTAGATTGCATTGAAAAGGGTCTGGAAGAAGGCGATACAGAAATGGACGCATGGGAAGTGATTGACGCTGGTGATTTGGGTTACTGTGAGATTTGGGACTTTAAGTGTGCGTCTAAGCGTACTTGTGAGGCTTGGGTAAGCGGTGGGCCAATTACTGATGATTCTGAAATGCCTGAAGGAGAGGAATGATGGGTACTACAAACCAGCAAGCATTAGAGATGATGCAAAAGCAGAAAAAGAAGCCCATGCCTGTGCGTGGTGAGCGTACTGCTAAAAATGCACAGAAAAAGGCTAAAAAATGAGTGGATTGTATGAAAACATCCACAAAAAGCGTCAGCGCATTGAGGCGCAAAAGGCTGCTGGTAAAACTCCAGAGCGTATGCGTAAGGTTGGCTCGAAGGGTGCGCCAACTGCGTCTGCGTTTAAGCAAGCAGCTAAGACTGCTAAAAAGAAATGATTAAGCGAGGCTCAGAGCAGTTCTCAGGCTATAACAAGCCTAAGAGAACTCCAAACCATCCAACCAAGTCTCACGCTGTATTGGCTAAGTCTGGTGATGATGTGAAACTGATTCGCTTTGGTCAACAAGGCGTTAAAGGCTCTCCTGATGGCACAGCAAGGAACGAAGCATTTAAGGCTCGTCACGCAGAGAATATTGCCAAGGGTAAGATGAGTGCAGCGTGGTGGGCAAACCGCGTGAAGTGGTAAGAAAACAACAGGTGCAGTTATGAAAATGACAAAAGCTGGTCAGAAAAAAGTTGGCAAGGTGATGGGCGAGTACAAAGAAGGTACTCTGCACTCTGGCAAAGGTGGTAAGGTTGTAAAGAGCCGTGACCAAGCCCTCGCCATTGCTATGTCAGAAGCAGCCAAAAAAATGGGTAAAATGAAATAACTAAACCTACTCATTGTGAGTAGATACTAACTTGACCAACCCTAGAGGAGTCATACAACATGGCAGCAAGATTGCGCCCTTATCATCAAGACGAAATTAGAGCAAAGATTCAAGCCAGTCAGCTTGTAAATGTTTTGCAAAATCATGCACTTGGATTATCCGAAAGTGAGTTAACACCCACTCGCATGAAAGCAATTGAAATACTATTGCGTAAATCTCTAAGTGATTTATCTTCTATTCAAGTATCAGGCGATGCTGATGCACCAATAGAAATGAAAGTCACATGGCAGAAGTAATCGAGATACCTTACAAGCCTAGAGAACAACAACTTGCTATCCATGGACTAATGGACAGTAAGCGTTTTGGTGTTGTTGTTGCTCATAGGCGCATGGGCAAGACTGTCTCTGCGATTAACCACTTAATCAAGGACGCTATCCTTAACCAGAAGGAAGCACCTAGATACGCTTACATTGCGCCTACCTATGGGCAAGCTAAGAGGGTAGCTTGGGACTATCTGGTGAAGTATGCAGAGCCATTAGGAGGCTCTAGCAATATCTCTGAGTTGCGAGTTGACTTCTGGGGTAGGCGTATCCAGTTATATGGCTCTGACAACCCTGAAGCCTTGCGTGGTCAGTACTTTGATGGGGTAATCCTAGACGAGATTGGTGACCAAAATCCTAAGATTTGGACAGATATTGTCAGACCAGCACTAGCCGACAGAAAAGGTTGGTGCTTGTTCATTGGGACACCTAAAGGACACAACCACTTCAAAGAACTGCGAGACAGGGCAGAGAAAGAGGATGGTTGGGGTCTTCTGGAGTTCAAAGCCTCTGAAACAGGGGTTGTGGACGAGGTAGAACTTAAGGCTGCTAAAAACGAGATGGGCGAGGATAAATACCGCCAAGAGTTTGAGTGTAGCTTTGACGCTGCTGTAGAAGGTTCGTACTATGGGCAAATCCTGAACGAACTGGAAGACAAGAAGCATATGCAAGAGATTCCCAGAGAGGAACTAAGCCGTACCTTTACTGCATGGGACTTGGGTATGGGTGACTCTACATC